AGGAAATGATGTCTGGTCACCATGGGGGCATTTTAAAACTAGTTTTAATACCTCAGTCGATGCAAATGGATTCTTAAAGTCAGCATCACCAGTTGTGAAGTTATTTAAGGATCATATTGAGCTAAATAGTGATGCAGAAAAGCAGCCTATTGAATTTAAGAAAGTCGATGTAGGCGACTATTTACTTAAAGGCTCTTTAGGCTTTGCTCAAGAAGGTTGGTATATCGAAGTACCTAAAGACGCAAATGGAAACACGATCGTAGCTGTGGTGTATGACACATTGGAAAACGGTGATCTATCTATTAAGACTTATAAACGTAAGTTTGATTTTGAACTTGCTGCAGTTGTTGCAGACTTGGAATTACCTATAGATATTCCAGAAGGCCGCTGGATTGATATCCGTCTGCATGAAGAACCTGAACCAGAGCCTGAAGAGCCGTTGAGTGAAACACCAGTGGATTTCCAGCCGACTAACTTATCTCAGGCAGTTGCTGCAGCCATGAATGGCGTGGAACCGCCAGAAATCTCAGAAACAGACGAAACACTTTAATAACCCGCTTAAACAGCGGGTTTTTTATTGCCTAAATTTTGGAGAACCATAAATGAGTTCAGGCGCAAAAATTCGATTATATGCTTGTGAGGAAGCAGTTTTAGGAACAACTCCTGCAAATCCAGTCTGGTACACCGTTCGCCGTGTTACTGATAGTTTGACTGAAAATGTTACTACTGAAGATAGCAGTGAAGTAGTTGATTCACGTTTTCGCCAAGGCGCTGTTGTAACGGAAGCCGAAGTAACTGGTCAACTAGAGTTTGAATTATCACTAGGTACCTTTGACTTATTCTTAAATGTTCTCGCTTTCAATAACTGGGCTGCAAATGCTTTAAGTTTTGGTGGTGGAGTACGTAAGTCTCTTACCTTGGTAAAAGTCTTTGAAGATATTGGTCAAGTCTTTATTTATCGCGGTATTCAAGTGAATACAGGTGAAATGACGATCCAGACCACAGGTAAAATCACTGGTAACTTTGGTTTAGTAGGTAGCTCATTTACGCGACAGCAGGTTAATCCTGTTACAAATCCTATTCCAGCATCGACTCGTCCTCTGGTGAGTATGCCAAACGTTGAAAAGCTACTTATTAATGGTCAGTCAATTCAGGGGAAAGCTTGTCTGCAGACACTTACCATTAACTTTAGTAATAATCTGGAAGCAATCCGTTGTATCGGTTCAGGCAAATACACGCCTGAGTTCTACTTAGAAAAAATGATGGATATTGGCGTAAATGCTAATTTCATGTTCTCGGCAACATCTGCCGCATGGATTGATGCCATTAAAACCCGTGATGTATTTACATTGACCTTTGATATTACAGACACAAAAGGCAGTAAGTACTCGTTTAACTTCCCGCAACTTGAAGTTAAGGAAGCTAACCACCCGGATGGCGGCGGTGATGACATCATTACAATAGATATCAATTTTGCCCAAGTGCGTACCAGTCCAACGATTGTACGTGCTCTTGTGTAATCAGCTTATTCAGTAACAAAGCCTATGGAATCACATGGGCTTTTTTATTTCTCAAAATTAGAGGTTGCTATGGCTTTAAAAGTCGGAATTATTAAAAGCTCGGATGTATCAAAATGGTGTGAATACAAAGGGGCTGATGGCGATGTACAGGCTGAGTTCAAAGTCCGTGGTATCGCTTATAAGCCTTTTCAGGTAGCTATTGAACGAGCAGGAAATCAGATCTCGTCTAAAGGCTATGATGTGATGGTCAAAGATGAAAATGCCAAGCTTTACCATGAATTGTTAATGGATGCTTGCGCCGCCCACTTAATCGAAGACTGGAAAGGTGTGGTATTTGCCGAAATCGTAGACGGTAAAACTGTTGAGTCTGAAAAGCCATATACCCCTGAGAATGCCTCAAAGCTTCTTAATCTTGGTGATATTGGTATTTCGATCTGGTTATTCATCAAAGAGCAGGCCCAGAAGATTCAGGAAGAAGCCGACAAGGACAAGGCTTTAATTCTGGGAAAGTCATCGAGCTCTACAAATACCAAAAAACGTATGCGTCGAAAACGCCGCACGAAATCGAGCAAATCAAGTTCTTAGGTGGCCGTATTCCGGATCCGCCAGAATATTCGTATGCGGCCGACTCTATTCTTTCGGCATTTAGTACTATTGCCAGATCCAGACGGTATGAGCAGGGCATCCCGTTATCTTTAGATCAGCAGGCAATCAATGTCTATGCAGAGCATAATGATTTACCTGTGGATGCTCATATTTTTAATGACTGTATTTTTGCATTGGATAACTTGTTTTTAGATGAAGCCCATAAAAAAATAAATTCCAAGTCCTCAAAAAAGTAACCCTAGAGTTATTTACATATAATAACTCTAGGGTTATTATTATCTCATCAAGTTAATAAGGGATTGGTGTGAAAAGTCTGGATTTAATCAAAATGATTGAAGCAGATGGTTGGTATGAGGTTAGGGTTTCAGGAAGTCATCATCACTTTAAACACCCAACCAAAAAGGGGTTAGTTACAATCCCACATCCTAAAAAGGATTTACCAAACGGAACTGTTAAAAGCATTTTGAAACAAGCGGGTCTAAATTGACCCGCTGTTTCCCGACTTTAAATACTATATCCCTTACAACTAATCATAACGCAGTGGGCGATATGTTTATGCCAAGGGCATGGAGTGTTGAGATGTTATATCCAATTGCAATTGAACGAGGATCAGATACTGAGGCATTTGGTGTCACTGTTCCTGATATTCCAGGTTGTTTTAGTGCTGGTGACACACTTGAAGAAGCTATTGAGAATGTTAAAGAAGCTATTTCAGGCCATTTAGAAATATTGGCTGAAGATGGTGAGGAAATCCCATTAGCTTCCGAACTAGTTAAATTTGTCGATGATCCTGAATATAAAGGAATGATCTGGGCGGTTACCGAAGTTGATGTTAGTCGTTATCTGGGTAAACCAGAAAAAATCAATGTTACTTTACCAAGCCGTTTGATTCGTAAAATTGATGAGAATGTAGGTAAAGGTAAGAGATATACTACTCGATCGGCTTTCTTGGCTGCTGGTGCTGAAAAACTTTTACATGCATAGCCTGATTTAAAAGACCACCTTCGGGTGGTTTTCCTTTATGTGACATTTAGTAACCAGTTTGTTAAAGTTAGTACACTTTATAACAAACGGTGAAATTCATGAAACAAGTCATTTTAAGTCTTTTATTAGTTCTAAGCTCATTAAATTTTGCGGAAGCAGGTAGAGGCAGACAACCGTGCTCTGGTAAGAAAGGTGGGATAAGTCATTGCGATGGTAGTAAGTTTGTCTGTAATGATGGTTCCATCAGTGCTTCTAAAAAGATCTGCTCTAGATAGGTGATGTGATGGGATTGAATTTTAGAAAAAGTATAAAAATTGCTCCTGGAATCCGTGTCAATGTTAGTAAAAAAGGGCTATCAAGTGTTTCCGTGGGTGGGAAAGGTGCACGTGTAAATGTAAGTAAGAAGGGTACTCGCACAACAGTAGGTATTCCAGGTACTGGTTTATCTTATTCTAAGTTCTCTAGTCATACTAAGAAAACGACACGTAGAAGAGAACCTGATTTTAATAATCCAGATAATGTATGGGGTTACCCTAAATCTGAATGGATTATTTGTGGGATTATTTTATTTATAGCTTTAATGATTTTTATTTGGATCATTAGCTGATTTTAAAAATTTTGATATTTGATAGGTTTATATATGAAAAAGATTATTTTATTAAGTTTGGTTTTTGGTTTGGTAGGGTGTAATAAAAAGGAGAATACCAACTCCATCATTAGTAATGAGGTTAGTACAACCGCTTCTAACGTAGTTGCTACACCAACTGATAAAGAAAATACTTTGAATAATTGGGTTTATGACGAATCAAATGATGAGATGCGCGGCATCAAATCAAAATTTGCCAGTATCACATCAATTAATGATGTTCATTTTTCTTCACCTTATGAAGGTGGCTCCAAGCTTCTTATTACTTTGCGTGAAAAAACAGGACAACCTCTAGATGTGTTATTTGTAATAAGTAAGGGACAGTATGCCTGCGACACTATTTCACGCAATTGCTATGCTTCATTTAAGTTTGACGATAATACGGTAGAAACTGTAGAGCTAGATAGTACTGCCGATCATGCGAGTGACGTTTTATTCGTGAGAAATGACGATGATGCCAACTTATTCATTAAAAGGCTTTTAAATTCCAAGAAACTTATCATAGAGCTTCCATTTTATCAAAATGGGAGTAAGCAGTTTAAGTTTGATGTATCGAATTTAAAATGGAACCCTCCTACTGTTAAACAGACAAAATTTCAAGCAGATTGGGGTATAGAGGAGATTTCGGGATCTGCTGAAGAGGCAGCAGCTGCAGCGGTGGCGGCAGCGACAGATATAACTGAACCAGTTAAATAAGTAACTTAAAGATGCTAATAGTACCCAAAGGTGCTTTTTTCTAACTAATACATCAGATTATTAATTTTGAACGGCCCACTCCTTGAGTGGGTTTTTTATTGCCTAGAGGAAAGTAAAGATGGCACAAGAATCCCGTTTGGTCATTGTTATTGATTCGCAAAATGCTGAACGTAATGCGCGTAATCTAGGCAATGAATTAGATAGTATTGAGCGTAAAGGTGAATTTGCATCTAAGTCTATGGACAGCTTGTCTGTAGCCACCAGAGCTTTAGCTGGACACATGGCTGGTTTATTAACAGTAGGTTCAGCCATTTCAAAGATGGATACATATACTGGATTACAAAATCGCCTTAAGTTAGTCACTAACAATCAAGCTGAGTTAAACAAGGCTACGGAAGACACTTTCCGAATTGCTCAAAAAACCTATTCAGCTTGGGATTCTGTGTTACAGGTATATCAACGTTTTAGTGATAATGCTAAAACACTGAATTTAACTATGGATGACACTGCTCGACTAACTGAAACAGTATCAAAAGCAGTTGCGATCAGTGGTGCAAGTGCAGAAGCAGCTGATGCAGCTTTAGT